GCGTACTATGCCAACAAATGATTATTGGCAATCAGTAACCTATGGCAATGGAGTATTTGCTGCAGTAGCAAATGGATCAACCTCAGCAGCCTCATCCACCGATGGCATAACATGGACGCTGCGTACTATGCCAACAGCAGATAGTTGGCAATCATTAACCTATGGCAACGGAATATTTGCTGCAGTATCAGGAAATGGATCATCTTCAGCAGCCACATCAACCGATGGTGTAACATGGATGCTGCGTACTATGCCAACAAATGATTATTGGCAATCAGTAACCTATGGCAATGGAGTATTTGCTGCAGTAGCAAATGGATCAACCTCAGCAGCCTCATCCACCGATGGCATAACATGGACGCTGCGTACTTTGCCAGCAAGTGCAAGCTGGTATTCAATAACCTATGGCACTCCAACTCAACAAGCACCCAATTTAATATCAAATAATAATGGTGTAACTTCAAATATTCAAACACAATTAAATGGACTAGCAAGTACAACTGCTCCAACTATTACAAATGCTAATTTAATAACTCCTAATTTACAAAATGTTGTATTTGCTGCAGTATCAGGTTCAGCCTCAGCAGCCACATCAACCGATGGCATAACATGGACGCTGCGTACTTTACCAGTAAATGCATCATGGTCTTCAGTAACCTATGGCAACGGAGTATTTGCTGCAGTATCAGGTTCAACCTCAGCTGCCACATCAACCGATGGCATAACATGGACGCTAAATACTATGCCACCAATTGCATTATGGAATTCAATAACCTATGGTAATGGAGTATTTGCTGCAGTAGTAAATGGATCAACCTCATCAGCCACATCCACCGATGGTGTAACATGGACGCTGCGTACTATGCCATCAAGTGCAAACTGGCGATCAGTAACCTATGGCAACGGAGTATTTGCTGCAGTAACATATAATTCAACCTCAGCAGCCTCATCTACTGATGGCATAACATGGACGCTGCGTACTTTGCCATCAAGTGCAAAATGGTCTTCAGTAATCTATGGTAACGGAATCTTTGCTGCAGTAACATATGGATCAACCTCAGCAGCCTCATCTACTGATGGCATAACATGGACGCTAAATACTTTGCCATCAAGTGCAAACTGGCAATCAGTAACCTATGGCAACGGAGTATTTGCTGCAGTAGCATATAATTCAACCTCAGCAGCTTCATCAACCGATGGTGTAACATGGACGCTACGTACTTTGCCAGCGAGTACATTCTGGGAATCAGTAACCTATGGCAACGGAGTATTTGCTGCAGTAGCAAATAGTTCAACCTCAGCAGCCTCATCCACCGATGGCATAACATGGACGCTGCGTACTTCACCATTAGGTACAAACTGGCAATCAGTAACCTCAGCACCAATTCAATCCTCTACAACAACACAATCTATACAAGGACAAATTACTAATATCATAACAGTTCCAACATATACTGTAGGTCCATATGATAAATATATAACTTTAAATACATCTGCAACACATACAATAACATTACCAAATGCAGGATCTTATCCAAATAGAGAAATAACAATAAAAAATTTATCTGCACAATCTGTTAATTCTGCATCTTCAAATGTTAAACCATTAAACTCAAATACAGCGGGAACTGCAATACTTGCAGCAACAGCAGGTAAATTTGCAAGATTAGTAAGTGACGGGTATAATTGGATAATTACCATAGCAAATTAAATATGTTATAATGTATAAACAAATAAGGAGAATAAAATGTCAGTAAGATATGAAATAGAAGAAGGAACAAATGCCGTTAAGGTATTTTATGATGACTCTACAGTCCCGTCCCTTTACCAACCAAATTGGCCTGGCGGAGATCAATGGGCAGATGCTGCAGAAGCAGAAACATGGGCAAATCTTTACATTGCATCATTTACAGATGATGCTGCTCCATATGCACCAAATCATCCAGGAGAGACTGGTGCTCCTAAGCCAACTGCAGAACAATTAAAGGCTATTGAAGATGCACAAAAAGCAATCCAAGATGCTACAACGCCAGAAGATCGTCAAGCTGCACAAGAAGCACTTGATGCAATCTTTAAATCAATGCATGCATAATTAAACAAATTAACTTAAAAATAGGGGTTGACATACCAACCCCTATTTGGTATTATTGTATAAACAAAGGATTATTAAGTGGAACATTATGATGTTTTAATTGCAACACCAGGTGCTATGTTAGAGGCACAATATGTAAAAAGTCTAGTCTTAACTTTAGCGGAATGCGATAAGCGTGGAATTACTTATAAATGGTTAAATGCTTACACATCTTTAGTTCATCATGCAAGAGAATTGACTGCAAGCGGTTCTGATGATCTTAATTTAGATCCTAGTCAAATTAGTCCAGGCGGTAAGGATATTACTTATAATAAAATATTTTGGATTGATTCAGATATTTCTTGGACAGTAGAACAATTTTTTAAATTATATGATTCAGAGTATGATGTAGCAACAGGATGTTATTTGCTTGCAGATGGTTTTACTACAACTGTACATGCATGGGGTGCTCCAGGAGGAATGGCTGCAACAGATATAATTAAATTAAAAGATCCTATAAGAGTACAAAGTCTTGGATTTGGATTTGTTTCTATGAAATCAGGTGTATTTGAAAAAATTCAAAGACCTTGGTTTTCACATGAATATGTAAAAGTTGGAGAAGATTCTAATGGTAAAGATATTCTTGATGCTGTTGGAGAAGATATTTCTTGGTGTGTTAAAGCATACAGAGCGGGAATTGAATTGTATTTCCTCCCAGATGTTTTAGTAACACATATGAAAAAACAACCTATTTCATGGGATCATATTAGACAAATGTCTATGCCTACTAACTTTAAACAGAAATTAAAATAATGGCTAAAAAACCAAAATCAGTATTTATTGCTACGCCTATGTATGGAGGTATGTGTCATGGTTCATACGCTAAAAGCGTATTTAATACCATGAAATTTCTCCTAGATAAAGGCATAGAAGTTCAATATAGGGATATGTATAATAATTCTATTATAACTGAAGCAAGAGATTTATTTACTCAAATGTTTCTTAATTCAGGATGTGATTATTTATTTTTTATAGATGCAGATCAATCATTTAAGCCAGAAGATGTTTTAAGAATGATTGAAGAGGGTAAAGATATTATTGGGGGAGTAGTTCCTAAAAAAAGAATAAATTGGAATTCAGTATCTGAAGCTGTTAAACATGGAGTTCCAGCCGATATGCTTGCAAAATTTAGCGGGGAGTTTAATCTTGCATTATTGCCAGGACAAGAACAGCCAGAAGATTTTACTAAGTCATTTGAAGTATCACATATCGGTACGGGAATGATGATAATTCATAGATCTGTATTTGAAAATTTAAAACCACTTGTTAGATCGTATACCTATACTGGTATTGGCGTATTTGGAATCAATAATGGGGATAAAATTTATGAGTTCTGGAATACAAATATAGATAAAGATGGCAATTGGATGGGTGAAGATGTTAATTTTTGTTATATGTGGCGGGAATTAGGAAACAAAGTCTATGCTGCTCCATATGCAAAAACAACTCATGTAGGTTCATACGAATTTGTAGGTACATTAAATCCGTGAATATTGCAGTCATATGTTCAAAAATTACGACTTAACATAGAATAATGGTATGATGTTTGCATGAAACCTACTAATCCAATGAAAATAACGCCAATTGATGAAGTTAATTGGGGTATGTATATGTGGCAAATGCCAGATGGTTCTGTTGTAATGGATGAAGAGGGTGCCTATCTTAGCATCCCGTCCATGAAGGGCGATATCCGTCAAATTAAAAAGCTTAAGGATGTTGCAAAGCATTATGGATTAGAAGAAGGAAAACCATTATTTATGTCTGGACATAGAGTTGTTACAGATGAAGAACTTATAGAACAGAGACAAAGATTAGAATTAGGTCTTGTTCCAGATCATCAAGATCTTCCAGCAATGATGGAATATGTTAAAGAAATGAGGGACATGAAGATTGGCTAATTTAAGAGTTGATGACAGCATTGATGAAGATGAAAGCGGGATTACAGTTAAAATGGATAACCCTATCCATACTGTAGAAAATGATTTTGATGACCCTTTTAATGCAACATGGGATCAGATTAGAAAAGCAGAAGGATTAAGTCCTAATTTTCGTCGTGCAGCAGCTAGATTAGAAAAATCATTTACTGGTATAGATGGAGCAAAATCTAAAAAGCTTGACCCTCTTGATTTAACTGGTTATTCATTATTTCAAATTGTTCAGCCACCGTACAATGTTTTGTATTTAGCACAACTTTATGATGTTTCACCATATCATCACTCTGCAGTAAATGCTAAAGCTGCAAACGTAGTTGGTCTTGGATATAAATTTGAAAATACATGGGCAACAACAGCAAAAATTGAAGCTGTTATGGATAAGCCAAAATCTCTTGACAAATTGCGTTCAAAGCTTGAGGGTCTTAAAGAAGAGATGCGGGAATTTGTAGAATCCCTTAATTCAGATGATTCATTTACAGAAACAGTAAAGAAAATATTTATTGATTTAGAATCAACTGGAAATGCTTATATGGAAGTTGGTCGTACAGCAACTGGCAAGATTGGTTATATTGGACATATTCCAACAACTACCATGAGAATTCGTCGTCACCGTGACGGATTTGTTCAAGTTGTTTATAACCGCTATACATTTTTTAGAAATTTTGGAGATACAACAACTCCAGATCAAATTGGAACGGATCCACAACCAAATGAAGTTATTCACTTTAAAGTCTTTACTCCATCAAATACGTATTACGGAGTTCCAGATGTATTATCAGCTAAAAATGCTGTTGCTGGTGATGAGTTTGCTCAGCGTTTCAATTTAGATTATTTTGAAAACAAAGCTGTACCACGTTACATTATTACTGTAAAAGGTGCAAAGCTTACTGCTGATTCAGAGCGTAAGTTGCTTGAATTTTTTCAAACAGGTCTTAAGGGTAGAAACCATAGAACCCTTTATATCCCGCTTCCATCAGATGGTGAGCAGGGTCGTGTTGAATTTAATATGGAACCAATTGAAGCGGGAATTCAAGATTCTTCATTTAGAAATTATGCAGTAGAAAACAGAGATCGTATTCTTCTTGCACACCGTGTACCAGTATCAAAGCTTGGAATGCCAGCAAATGTGTCGTTAGCAAATGCTAAAGATGCGGATAAGACATTTAAAGAGCAAGTCTGTCGTCCACGTCAAGAAGAGCTTGAATTTAAGATTAATCTTATTGTCAAAGAATTTACTGATGCATTTGTTTTGAGATTTAATGAACTTGCACTTACAGATGAAGAGACACAATCTCGTATTGATGATCGTTATCTTAAAGATCAAGTTATTACTCCTAATGAAGTTCGTGCACGTCGTGGCATGGCTCCTCTTGAAGGTGGAGATGCAGTGCTTGTTCTTAATCCTAAAGTAGCACAAGATGCAGCATCAGATGCAAGTGGAAATAAAACACGTGATCAAAATAGAACTTTAAATGCACCAGACAAAATGGGCACAGGCCGTAATCCAAAAGGTGACGGACCACAAGAAGGAAATTAAAAAATGGCTACAGCGTTAGACGTTTTAAATGTTGCTCGTAGCCAAATAGGTTTTATTGAAGGACCTATGAATGAAAATCCATACGGAATTTGGTATGGTATTCCAAATGCTAGTTATTGTGCAATGGGGGTAAGCTGGTGCTTTGCACAAGTTGGCTCATCTTCTTTAGTAGCAGCACAAACTCCAAAAGGCTTTGCATATTGTCCAGCAGGACTTGAATGGTTTCAACGTCAGGGTTTAGTTGTAAATAAATATCAAGCAAAACCAGGAGACCTTGTTTTCTTTTCATGGGGAACAGGAGTAGCAGAGCATGTAGAGATTGTGGAAGCAGCCAGTGCTGATGGATTAACTACAATTGGTTTTAATACTAATGATTCAACAGGAAAGTCTGCAGCAAATGGTGGGGGATGTTATAGAGAGCATCGTCCATATCTTTTTGTAATGGCAATTGTAAGACCAAAATATCCAGTTCCGCTTGCCCCAGCATCTAAGGGCGTTACAAGTAAAAAAGCAACAGCGGGAGTCGCTGCAACAGGCACAGCAGTGGCTGGAACGGCAGCAGCATTACATGGTATGCCAGCTACAACCTCAACCTCTAAAGTAGTTCCTACACCCACTCCAACGGCTTTTTATGCACCTCCATTTCCAACGACAGCAAATTCATTTGCATTAGGTCAATCAAATGATGCAGTTTTAACTGTACAAAAAGCTCTTGTTAAAAAAGGCTTATTGTTAAGTAAATATGCAACTGGCACTATGAATACACAAACACAATCAGCTCTTGTTTTATTTGATAAAAAAGCGGGAATTATAGTAAAAGCAGGAGCAGTTCCTCAAATAGTCTATGATACTTTAAAGGGATCATTATGAGCCTAAAACATCATTTTAAGTTTAATATTTTAGATGCTAAAACCCTTGGAATTGCTTTGACAAGTTCATTTTCAACATGGGCAGCAACGGGATTTCAGCATGATTTGTCACACTTATCTTATGTTGTAGTGGGCTTTGTAACTGGAGGTCTTGTGTCTCATAATTCTATGGCTAACCCAAATGTTACCCCAGATTCTCATATAGTAACTCCATATGTTGCAAATATAGATGATAAAAGTTCTGGTGTTCCAGAGACACCAATAGTAAACCAAGAATACAAACCAGAGGGGGCGGATGTCAAAAAAGTCATAAAGATCAATTCTGGCATCATAAAAAATATCAGTTAAATTATGACTTATTTATAAAACTTGGTATTATTTATTTACATATGGACATTCAAAAAACTTATTGGCAAAATAGCGAATCATCAACATCTCTCCATTTCCCTATTACTAAGGTTGATAAAGAGAAGCGTCTTGTGTCAGGATTTGCTTCCCTAGACAATGTTGATCGTCATGGTGATGTAGTCACCGCAGAAGCAAACAAGAAAGCTTTTGAAAGATTTAGAGGTAATATCCGTGAGATGCACGGACCATCAGCAGTTGGCAAGATGGTTAAGTTTAAGCATGATACATTTTTTGATCCAGAAACACAAAAGAAATATAACGGAGTTTATGTAACTGCATATATTTCAAAGGGTGCACAAGATGCATGGGAAAAGTGTTTAGATGGAACATATTCAGGTTTTTCAATTGGTGGCAACATCAATGATGCAAAGATGGAAAAGGTGGACGGGGACGAACAAACTCGTAGAGTAATTCATGATTACGATCTTCATGAACTATCGCTAGTGGATTCACCAGCAAATCAACTTGCAAACTTTTTTTCTATTGAAAAGAATACAGATGGAAGTACATTTGTAAAGGGTATGGTTGAAGGAATAACATTGGAAAATGTATTCTGGTGCAAAAACGATGAAGTTGCATCAACATCAACAGCAACAACAAAAGATTGTGTTGTATGTGATACACAAATGGAAAATATTGGTTGGGTTGAACAAACAGATTCTGAAAAGTTTGAAGCAATTGAAAAAGTAATTGATTCTTATTTTAAGAAAGATGATGCACCAACATCAGCACATGAAGCAACGGAGACAGCAGCTCCAGGTTTGGCAGGTAATGTAATTGATAGCAATGCTTCAATTAATCTTTATCCTGATCAAAATACAAAACAAAAGATCCAGTTTGCGGACGGGATTAAAAAGAGTGATGATATTTCACTCAACGAAGGAGGTAACAAAATGGCAGAAGATATAAATACAGAGATTGAGAAGTCAATTGATGTAGAGACTCCAGCCGAAGAGGTTTCAGCTGTTGAAACAACTACAGAAGATACCAGCATTGAAAAGGCTGTATCACTTTCTGAGGTTGAAGACGCACTTGATTTGACAAAGATGGTCTCTGACCTTAAGACCTTCTTTGGTGAGTCTATTGAAAAGAATTATGCTACTCATGCAGCAACAATTCAAGATATGTACAACATTGTTAACGAGACAAGAACTGAAATGGCACGTTTGTCAAAGGGATATGAGGATATCACAAAGGCAAATGAAGAACTCGTTGCAAAGTATGAGACACTAAATAAGTCGGTAACTGACATGTTTGACAAGATCCAATATGTTGATCATCAGCTAAAAGGCTTTGAATCAGCTACCGCAGTTCAGAAGTCCTTTGGAGTGGAAGCTCCATCGGGTCAAACCAAAACAAAACAAAGTATATGGCAAGGTGCTTTCCTCAGTGCTTCAAGCATATAAATAATATAGAAAAAATAAGGTGGTGAAATATAAATGAGTAATGAACTTCTACAAAAAGTAATTGATACTACAAATCTTGGAACATCAGGTTCTGATCTTTCAGGCGATGGCGTTACACGTTCTGGTACAGGTCTCCTATATCCAGATCAAGCTAACCGCTTCCTAGATTACATGTGGGATGCTACGATCTTGGCTAAGGCTGCTCGTACAATTCGCATGCGTTCAAACACAACCGAGATTGATCGTGTTGCAGTTGGACAGCGTATCATGACAGTTGCACAAGAAGATAACCCACGTGATTACGTGGCAGCTAGTGGTACATACACAAATGCTGATGAAACAACATTCACAGCACAAGGTGCTCAGTTCCATAAGGTATCTCTTACAACTCGCAAGCTCCGTCTTGACTGGGAACTTTCAGCAGAGTCTCTTGAAGACAATATTGAGGGTCCAGATCTAGAGGATCACATTGCACGTCTTATGGCTACCCAGGCTGGTAATGACATTGAGGATGTTTTAATCAATGGTACAGGATCAGGTTCTGGACTTATGTCAGCATTCCCAGGTTTCCGTACACTAGCATTGGCAAACGCACACGTTGTTGACGCTAATGGTTATGGCCTAGATAAGACAGTGTTTAACGAAGCTATTAAGGCGTTGCCACGTAAGTACAAGCAACGTCGTAACCAACTCCGATTCTTCACAGGATCTAACTTGGTTCAGGATTACCTATTCAACCAGACAGCAAACGCTGGCTCAGCAAACCCATTTGATATCGCTTCAGGTATCATCCGTGGTGATGTTGCAGCTAACGATGGCGGTCCAGGCTCGGTAACTCCATTCGCATTTGGTATCCCAGTTATCAACGTTCCGTTGATGGATGAGACACGTTCAGGCGATTATTCTGATGCATCTGGCCTTCACGGTGAAGTGCATTTGACATTCCCTCAGAACTTTATCATTGGTATCAAGCGTGATGTAACAGTTTACCGTCTATTCCAACCAAAGAAAGATACAATTGAATACACACTATTCATTCGTGTCGGTTGCGTAATGGAAAACTACGATGCACATGTTATCGTCAAGAATGTAAAGATCTCTGGTTCAACAATGACCAGCCCTTCATTCGGTGATCGTATCAATGGTGCAGGTATCACAGGTGGATCTAACACAGCTCCATTCACAACAACATACTAATATTAATTAGTTGCAAGGCGGGGGACTGCAAATATGTAGTCCCCTTAGCCATTTAATGATATAATTAACAATGACGAGAGGAAGTCAAATGTCATTTGCAGATTTAAAAATTACAGAGTTAAGAAAAGTAGCACAGTCTTTTGGAGTTGATACTTCAGGAATTAAGACAAAGCAAGAAGTAGTAGCACGTCTTGAAGAAGAAGGCGTAAGTTACCAAATGTATAATCAGTTTGTTAATACTGAAAAAGCAGTTATTGAAATGCCAGAAGTTGAAAAGAAGAAAAGAGAGCAGAAGACAGTGAATAAAGCTAATCAAGTGCTTGTAAAAATGGAAAGAAAGAACTTTTCATATCAAGTTGGAAAGCATACATTTACAACTGATCACCCATTTTTGGCTATGTCAGAAGAAGAAGCACAATCAATTTTTGATAGACATTCAGGATTCAGGTTGGCAACTCCAAGAGAAGCCCAAGAATTCTATTCATAAAATAAAATAGGGGGTGCTTTGATTGCAAACAATCAACACTAACAGTCAGCAAAATATACAACTACAGGTTTATATTGATGGTATGCTTTCTCAAGCAGATAGCCTACCAACATTATCAATATATGATGCTAATAATGACGCTAATCCAATAGCTGGTTTTTCTAATGTTTCAGCAGTTGATGAAGCACCCCCTGGAATCTATTCTTTTCTTTTAACCCCCGCAATAACCAATATAAATCGGGTATTAGAGGTTAGATGGTATTACACAATCAATTCTGTGCCAGTTACACAAACAGATTTTTATGCAGTTGAAACTCCATACTCTACTGTTTCAGAGACTATGGACTTTTTGGGCTATAATTCAGTACCTTCAGAAATTAATTATATGGATCCAAAATCAGTTGTTAGTGCTGAAAAAGTAGCAAGAACAATTATTGAAGGCTACACTGGAATCAAATTCTATACATATTATGGCTTTCAAGAAGTATATGGCATAGGTGCTAATTCAATTGAATTAACAGAAAAAATGTTAACCCTAGATCAAATATGGGAAAATCAAATTTTAGTTGCTGACTATACACAAAATCCAGTATACGATACTTTTGGTGTGGGTGTTGAGATTAGTCCTACAGGATATCAATTAAGAATATGGTACCCAGGCTGGGATAATGGTTGGAACAATGAAATGGACCCAACTATTCTTTATCCAGGAAGATTTAGAGATACATACTTGTATCGTTTTGTAGGACAAATTGGTTATAAATATGTTCCAGAAGACATTAAGCTTGCATCAATGCTTTTAATTCAAGATATACTTTCTAATGACTATAACTGGAGGAACAAGTATTTGTCAAAGGTTAACCTTAGTGAAATTTCATTTGAAATGGCTAAAGGTGCTTTTAATGGTACAGGAAATATTGTTGTAGACAATATTCTTGATCAATACCGCAAGGCAAATATTGTTATAATTTAATGTTTACTTCAAAAACTGGCGGATCATTTATGAGTTCATTATTCAATATGACTGCTGATATCTATACACAACAAAATGTACAAGATAAAGACACAGGTGCTATTAAAAGACAATGGGTTTATTCAAAAACCGTTCAATGTAAAATAGATCCAGTTAAAATGAAGGGTGCTTCAACAAGAAGCGACAACAAAGCATTTAACCAAGGTTCTGATGAAAATTATAATGAAAAAATGCAACTTAAAATGTATTGCTTTGAATTATTAAGCAAGCGTTGGCGTGTTGAAAATATTAGAAGTAGTGATAACCAACAAATATTTATTGAGATAGATAAATATGATCAACCAGATACTATTTTTGAAGTTACTGCATCACACGCAGTAATGGATCCATTTGGTAAAATTGGTTATTATGAAGCCGTGCTTTTAAGAAGCGAAGTGCAAGATGACAGTCAAGCTTGAGGTTGACACGGCACAGCTAGTTAAAGATCTTGATGGATTAGTAACAGCTATTGAAGAATTAACAAAACCCGCAGTATTAGATCAAATATCTCGTGCAGTATTTTCAATAACTGGCGAAAGATTTATGATTGATGCGGATAATTATGCAAGAATGAATCCTAAAAAAATGCATCACGTTTATGAGTGGGGCGGTGTAGGAAGATCTAATGCAAGATTATTTGAGCTAAAAAGAGAAACTATATTAGATGGCAGTTTAGTAATAACTTCAAATTTTTTGCCTTCAAGATTGCCAGTTCCAATTTCTCCAGAATTATTAAATCCAGGAACTACTGGAAAATCCGTTTCAAGAAAAAGTGTTTTTGCAAATAAAGCACAAGTTATGGAATCAGGAAATCCAGTTTCATTTAATGCAAAAAGAGTTTTGGCATTTATGGGAAATAATGGCATCGCTTTTATAGCCCCTGGTACTCAAATAAATATATTACACCCAGGCGGAATCCAAACAAAAAATGCCTTTGCTAGCTATTTGTTGCAATGGTATACAGAAAAAGGAAATGAAATTATGGATTCATCTGGATTGTATGAGAGAATAGCTAATGATGTATCTGTTGTTTTAAGTTCAGACAGGGCGGGAATTTCTCAGATTCAAACAGCAGTTACAAGAATTGCAGATCAGATAGATATGGGGGAGATTATTAAATGACAGTAGATTATTCAAAGATAGCAGCATTTGATGTAAGAAATGCAATGTGGGCAGCATTACAAACAGTTGGTATATTAGACCCACAAGATTATTATGCAGATGGATTACCAGATCCCCTTGTTCCTATTATTCCTTCTCAACAAGTACCAGAATTTAATAACTTGCTTCCAGGCAAAACATACATTACCTATGATATTGTTCAAAAAAACTATGGAGTTCAATGGTGGATTTCTGAAGAGTCTATGGTTATGCAGGTGGTATCAAGAGATAATACAAAAATTATTACTGTGTCTAATTTTCTGACGGATCTTTTTAGAAGATATGAGCTTTCTGCAAAAGACATAAATGATGTTGCTTATTCTGCGGGAAGCCCTTTTAAGTTTCTTTATTTTAAGCTAGAATCAGCTAATCCAATCCAACCATTTATTGATGAAGGTGGATATATGAGCGGGGATATAACTATAAATTACACATATACTCGCCAAGTAGATGAGGGTGTCAATAATACGGGAAGATATATCTAAAGTTTGTTTTATTTGGCTTTAATGGTATGATTTTTTATGAGGAAGCAAGTTGTCACTTTTTGTTTTAATTTTAAAATAAATAAGGTGGTGAAATAAATAAATGGCTACAAATACTAAAAACGTAATCGTAGGTGCAGCATCTCTTTTTACTAGCGTTGGAAACAGCTCTAACAATGCAGGTCGCCCTACAACAAAAACAACGGACATCGCAACACTTTTGCCAACAAGCACATCAGCAAGATCTGGTCTTCTAGCATCTTCTGAATACCGTGAAGTTGGATACACAAACACAGGTCTTGAGATTTCATATGAACCAACATATGGTGAAGTTATGGTTGATCAGCTTTTGGACGCAGCTCGTATTTTCAAGCAAACACTTAAAGTTATGCTTAAGACTGAGCTTACAGAAGCAACACTTGAGAACCTACAGTTCTCATGGGGTCAGATGGATTCCTATTATGTTCCAAACGATTCAGACAACGCTGTTGTTGACGTTCCAGCATTGTTAAACAATGATACTAACTTTAACAGCACAACAGACACACCTGCAGCATCATTGGCTATCGCAGCTGGTGCTCTTGGTGATGCACCAGTAGAGCGTGTTATCATCGCAGTTGGTCAAGCTCCAGCACAAATTGGTACATCAGTATCAGTTTCTAATGCAGGAAATGGTACAACTGGAACAGGTGTAGTAACATCTGTTTCTCGTCAGAAAGAGCGTGTTTATATTGCTCGTCGTGTTGTTTCAATTGATACAACAATGCATGCACTTAAGCGTGATGCAGCAACTGTGTTCCCAGTGAACTTCCGTTGCTTGCCTGACTCAGATCTAGCTTATGCTGGTTCGGAGTACGGTGTTGTTATTGACCGTGTATATGGTACATACTAATACTTAAAACTTAATATACAACTTAATATAGATTTCAGACCCCCACCGAAAGGCGGGGGTTCTGAGTTTGTTTATACTTATTTTATTGGTATAATTTAACTAACACAAAGGAGCTATAAATTGGCAACAACAGTATATGATATTGTAGATATTGAATTAAGTGATGGAACATCTATCACACTAAAACCTCTGCCTATTAAGCAGTTAAGAAAATTCATGGAAGTAATTAATACCATGCAAGGAACAGACGATGCAAATCCAGACGCTGCTATGGACGTATTTATTGAAGCAGCTATGATATGCCTAGAAAACATTAGACCAGATTTGTCGCAAGATAAAGATAAGTTTGAGGACGTTATTGAAGTACCTACAATGATGAAAATTCTTGAAGTAGTCGGAGGTCTGAAGCTAACAGACCCAAACCTTCTGGGAGCAGCTCTAGTTGGGACGAACTAGATCTTCGCTCCCTAGAGTCTGAAGTTTTTCTTCTAGGTCATTGGAAAAATTTTGACGAGTTAGAGTCAAATCTTTCCCTTGAAGAGTTAACAGCAGTGCTGGACGCTTCAAGAAAAAAGGATTATGAAGATAAAAAATTTGCTGCATCACTTCAGGGTGTTGATCTTGAGGAGCAGAATAAAGAACCAGAAGATGTTTCTGTTCTTAATTCTACAAAGATTGCAGCAGAAGAAGGTTTTGGCCCAGGCGAAGGTCTAGGATTTATGACTCAAGAATAAAATGTGGGAGGTGCAAACTAATTGGCTAATATAGAATTAAATATAGTTGCACTAGGCGACTTTTCAGCTGTAAATGCTCAAATAAAAGCATTACAAGCACAAGTTGTTGCATTAAATTCAAGCCTTGGAATAGGTTCCATATCTCCACAACTATCAAATAGTTTAAAGTCTGCAACAAATGATTTTAGCAATGTTTTGACTGCAAGTAATGCATTCACAAAGCAAACCGTTCAATTAACTTCTGAAACAACAAAATTTGGACAAGCACTTGAAAGTGGCAAATTAAGTTTAGGCCAATACTATCAAATTGTTACAGGAAAATCTGGAGCAGCAACAAATTCTGTAAAACAATTGGCATTAGAGCAAACCAAATTACAAAATTCTGTAATAATGGCGGACCCTACAAAACAGGGTTTTTATTCTGTATTTACTCCAACTACAATTGATGCTGCTGCAAATGCTACAAAAATTGCTGCAAATGAAGCAAATATTTATGCATTGGCAGTTCAAAAGGGTTCACAATCTTTAATTAATTTTGGTAAAAATACACAATGGGCTGGTCGTCAATTAACTGTTGGTCTTGGAGTACCAATGGTTATATTTGGTAGTCAAGCAGTTAAAGCTTTTGAAGCTACCAATACAGCTTTAACACAACTTCAGAAAGTATATGGAGAAGGACTTACTCCTCCGAGCCAAAATGATGTTAATAAAATTTCTCAAGATGTTTTGAATCTAGGTAGAAGTCTAGCACAAACCACGGGTATATCTCAAGAATTTACAGTTCAAGTAGCATCATCATTTGCTGCTATGGGCAAAATGGGTACACAGCTTACTACAGCAACAGAACAAACAGTAAGACTTGCAAAGCTTGGAAATCTTGATCAACAAACTGCAACTAATGCTGTTATTGCTCTTCAAAATGTTTACAAGTTAAATACAAATCAACTAAGTGATGCTGTTAACTATTTTGCTTCTATTCAGAAGCAAACATCTCTTTCAATGAATGATTTAGTTTCTTCAGAATCAAGAGTTGGTCCAATTATTGATCAATTGGGTGGAAGCTACAGAGATACAGCTGTTATGATTCTTGCTATGAAAGAAGCTGGCGTTCCAGCAGCACAATCTGCAAACGCATTAAAATCTGCTTTTGCATCTATTATTGCTCCAACAAAAGCAGCCACAACAGAGTTTGCACAATTTGGAATTAATTTAAGTGCAATTAAAAATGCGGGTAGTCCAGTTCAAATGATTGAACAACTTCAAGCGGGACTTAAAAACTTAAGCCCACTTGTAAGAGAACAATTAATTGAAAAGTTATTTGGTAAATATCAATTCTCAAGAATTTCTGCACTTTTAGAAAATTTTAATAAAGTCGGTTCTCAAACTGCAAATGCTATTAAAGTTGCGGGTGCTACATCTTCACAATTATCAGATCTTGCAAATCAAGAAATGAAACAAGCAACATCTTCTCCATCAGCACAATGGCAAATTGCTCTTAATACATTTAAAGCAGATTTGTATCCAGTGGGTCAAATGATTATGAAGATTGGTGTAGATGTACTTAAATTTGCTAATGGAGTTGCTAAAGCTTTTGGTGGTTTGCCAGGACCAGTAAAATTAGTATTAGGAGTATTAGCAGGATTTGTTGCAATATCTGGACCTATTATCATGTTGACTGGTTTGCTTGCAAACTTTGCGGGTAACGTGTTAAAGGGTGTATTTAATTTAAAACAGCTAGTGACTGGCGGGAAAACACTAGGGCAGCTATTAACACCAGAACTCGTTGCAGCACAAAATGCATCCGATTTGTTTAGTAAAGGCATTATGGGAGATGCTGATGCAATCAAACTTCTTAATGAACAAATTGTAATTCTTACAGATAATTTAAATAATCTTGTTGAAAAAATGGGAGCTGGTGCAGGATTACCAGAAATTACTGATAACTTAAAAACAAATGTGGGTGCAGTATTAACTACAGAATCTACAATTGCTGAGCAATTAGCATTACCAGGATTTTCAAAAGGTGGCTTAGTTCCAGGTACTGGTGATTCAGATTCAGTGCCAGCAATGCTTACTCCAGGTGAATATGTTATTCCAAAAGATGATACAAGAAACTTGTTTACACAACTTGCTGGTAAAGAGAAATATGGAAAATTTGGTAAATCTAATTTTACTTTTGCACAACAATATAGAGCAAATGTTGCACACGAAGACTTTGGAATTGGTAGCATAGACTCTAAAGATATAGGTCAAGTTTCACATGCCTATGCACCACAAATTGCATCAGCAGCAGGCGTTAGCAAGAGTGCAATGAATAAAGAAATAATAGCTTGGCAACAAAAAAATAAAGATTTATTAGCAAAAGCACAAGAACAACTTAAATCTGGCGTAGATGCAAATACTGCTTATGCACAGGCTTCAAAGAAATTTGCTTCTGATATGGAAACAGCAAATGGACCAGTGTCTAAGTTTTCTGCAAAAGCAAAAGAAATGTTCCCACAACTTTCAGCTGATTTGTCAGAAACACAATCTTATGTAAAAGAAAATAATTTAAATCTTATGAAGTCCGCAGATGTTGCAAGATTAACTTCTGCATTGCCTAATAATATAGCTGGACAAATGATGTCAACTCCATCTTCTGATTTCCAGGACTGGGCAAAAATAAGAAATGCTGCAACAATAATGTCTCCAGGACAAGATTATAATCTTACAGGAATTCCTAATGTCATAGGTGGTGGCGGTAATCTTGGAACAAGTCAAGGTCACGTAAGTAAAACGCTTTTGCAAGAACAAACAACAGGAATAATGAATGAAATAAGAAGTGTTGGTTTGCAAGCAGAAGCATCAGGAGTACAAATTCCCGAAGATTTTGCTAGAGGTGTATTAAATGGAGTAATAAGTGCTTCTCCACAAACAAGAAAAGCTGCACTAAAAATGCTTTCTGATTTTAAAGATACATATGGAATTCAAAGTCCTTCAGAAGTATTTAGCAATGAAGTAGGAAAGCCAATTGTTCAAGGAGTTCAAAAAGGCATACAAGATGCATTACCAGGACTTGAAGATTTTATTACAACATCAATGACTGATGTAGTATCAACGGCATCAGGATCAGATATTATTAATGCTTGGGCAACATCTGGACAAGAAATGTCTACTGCAATGGCAAGAGGAATTACTGAAAATTCAGGAGAAGTAATAGCAGCTGCAGATACGGTTGCTGAAGAAGCTTCAACATCAATGCTTACAAAAGTAAAAGGAATGATGGGCGGAGGAGTAGGAACAGCTGGAGGAATTGGTATAGCAATGATGCTACCAATGTTAACTGGAATGTTACCTAAAAATATTGGCGGTACTAACATATCTGGACTTACTAGCACAGCAACAACTGCAGCAAGTGTAGGAATAGGTGCTTCAATGATGGGCGGTACTATTGGTGCCCTAGCAATGCCAATCGCAGGTGTTGTTGGAGCATTAGGTCTATTAAAAATTGGTATTGATAGTGTTAGTGCTGCAAATAGAGAAGCAAAAAATGTAATTGAAGAAACTTATGGAAAAAATTCTATAACTACATCATATTTTGGTCTTTCATCAAGTAATCTTAGTCAATTTGATTTTTCAGGATTAATTGCTGGTGTAAAAGAATCAACATCATCAATTCAAGAAAATAAGGCTGCAGTAGATGCACTTACATCTGCATATCAAAATGCAACAGATCAAATGACTAAAGATTATATAAATCAAGTTAAAAATTCAAATTATGGTGATCTTCAAAACATGATGAAGACAAGATATAATACAGATCTTGCTCAAGGAATGACATCAAAACAAAGTATTCAGGATTTGACATCAATTATGAAAGCTGGCGGAAAAGACCAGTTAACAATAGGTGGAGTTCTTTCTTCTGTAGGTGCAAAGGCAACAGATAATGCAGCCCTCGGATTTGCTAATGCTTTAAAAAGTGCTTTAGCACCATATGAACAAAAAACTGAAGCAATTAAAAAAGGTGGTTATGGAGCAACATTAGTTCCAAAAGGTGGACAACCACAATCAATGCAAGCTCAAACTCTTAAAGAAAATGCAATTAATGATATTGCAACAGAGCTTTTAAATGTAGCACAAACTACTCCAGCAAATCTTAAAACTATTGTTGATGGTTTAAAATCTGCTGGAAATGAAACAGGTTTAGCACTTACAAATTCAGAAGCTGTTTTTAAATCATTAAGAAGTCAAGTTGCATCATCTAATCCAGATCTAGCAACTTGGATGGATCAAATGCACAAAGCAAATATGCCAACCGTAGAAATGGCAAAAGCTATAGCATTATTAAATGCTGGAATTGTGCAGACTCCAGAAGCACTAGGAAATGCTACAGATAGTGTAACAACTTGGATTAACCATATTGAAGAAGCTTTTAACAATTTAAAAACTCAAAGCACTGGAGGAGGAGGAACTAATCCAATCCCTACTCCACTTCCTACAAGTACAGGGGTATTTACAGGAACTACTGCAGAAAAGCAACTTGAAAAAACATTACAAGGTAACTTAGATGCACAAAATGCACAACTTAAAATTGCAAAAGATGCATTAACTGTTCAAAATAAAATTTCTCAAGAAGCAAAGCAGCAACTTCAATATCAACAACAAATTACTGGCTTGCAGAATGATATGAAAACTGCTATGATAAGTGGTAACTATTTGCAAGCAGCAAGTTTAAAGCAACAAATAGCTGGTGCAGCTGTTGATTTTAATGCTACAAGTGTCCAACAAAAAATGCAAGATCAAGTTGATAATTTGCAAGCAAATGCTGATCAAATTAATCAAGCATTACAAGATCTAAAAGATGCTATTGGCAATGGAACAACAACTATTGATAAGACAATATTGGCTGCAAAAAATATTCCTTTGCTTAATGCACAAAGTATTGTGGCGGGAGTTGGAGTCGGTGCTCCTACAGTAACAACTATTATTAATATTAATGGGTCAGCAGATCAAAAAGCTCTTGATGCTATAACTCATGCAGCAAATAAAGGCTATAGCTCGGCAGCTGGAACAAAGGTTAACCCCCAAGCAACAAAAGTTTCTAATGTGAGGACGTTGAAAAAGAAATGACATATGCAATTGCTCAAGGAGTACAAGTATCGTTAGATAATACTAATTGGTATACTCTTACAGATCATAATCGTCAGCCAATCAGTATTAATTACACTCTTGTAGAACAAGCTGATAGAATGGCAAATGGAACCATGCGTAAATATGTTATTGCTAGAAAATTTGTCCATAAAATTGAATGGAAAAATGTTCCTTCTATTGATTCATATTTGGTTGATTATGTTAATCCTGTCCCAAATTCATCGCCTTACGGACCCTTTGGTGCAGCTTGGATAAAAGCTTTTTATGAAGGAAATTATCAAAATCCAGTTTATGTAAGATTTATTTTTTCACAAACTGAGCCATCACAAAATAATGTACCTACATCTTCAAATTATACATCAGCCATGAACCAACCACTTGGAACAAATCCAGTCACTGGTAACCCATACAATGTTTATCAAGCATTTATGACAACTTTTACCTATGATATTCAAAAAAGAAGCCAAGGTAATTTTATAACTGGTGGAGTAGGTTACGATTTGGTTGATTTAACAATAGAATTTACGGAGGTATAATGCTAAGCACGACTGGCGTAACAAACAGTATCTTTCAAAATTCTAGCTCTGTTGAAATGGTTCCAGTAGTTTCAGGGGAATGGAATCAAAATTTATTTAATCAACCATATATTACTGTAGCAGGATTAGGAAATCAAGAAACATTTTCTTCACCATCCATTTCTGTTACAGATGTATCAAGTCAAGATGTAGCAATGGCGGGTGTTACAACAAATAACTTTACTATGTCTAGTACAAATATGCAGGTTGAATATACTGTTACTACGGCAAATAATTCTCCTGCATATAAAATTATTACATATATGAAAACTGATTCTGATTTACCAATTCAGGTAAATGCATATGCAAAAGGATCAAATACTCAGTATGGTTCAACTACAGTTGATATAAATGCTTTTGGATATATAAAAGTTTTAACATACATTGGATCTTCAGGAAATTCAGACGGTATAAGTTCTTTTACTTATACTATTAATTTAAGTACTTATAATTCTACAACGCCGTCCCCCGAAATTAATATTTATTATACTCAACCAGAGGCATATGAAACAACGTATTGGGATTATCAACATAATTCTTTGTGGCCCACAGATAGCGTATTTGGATATTTTAGACCAGGCGAATCATATGTTCCTAGTGGAAATTCAGCTTTTACTTTTCCATCTAATTTTAGAAAAATAAACACTTCAGTAATTGACGGGGTAAGTGGAACATACCCACCAGTAACACCTGTTATACAAAATCCATCTTTTAATCTTGCATCCCCGCCATTGCCTATGTATAAGAATGTGTTGCCTAGCGACATGGCTTTTTATAAATATTTTGTGTCCGATTGTGGTGACGGGTCTAGTTATAATGATTTAACTTATACTTATT